TGCTACAGCTTTGACTTTCGACATTGGTACAGGTGCTGATGATGACGAGTTCGTTGTAGCATATGCAATGGCTGGTAAATCAGTTGGCGATGTTGCTCCTTCAGTACCAGGAGTAGCATATATCGGTGCAGAAGATACTCTAGATCTTACAATCGACACCCTAACAGGTACAGCTACTGCAGGTAAACTGCGTGTCTGGGCTTTGGTAATGGACGTTGATGGTAAAGGTGCAGCAGAAGTTGCCCGTGATCAAGTTTAACTAAACTAAACTAGAGGGGCTGGGCAACTGGCCCCTTTAGGCTATCTGAAGGATTTTTGTAATGGCTACTTACGTTACTTTAGTAAATGAATTACTACGTAGACTGAATGAAGTTACACTAGATACTGCTGGTGATGGTTTTGATACAGTACGTAACGTACAAGCACTTGCTAAAGATGCTATTAACAACTCCATTAGAAATATCCTACAGACAGGCCAAGAGTGGCCTTTTCTTAAAGTTACATATACTCAAACATTAACTGCGGGAACAAGACTTTATGATTTTCCTGCTGACTTTGCTAGTGTTGATTGGGATACTTTTTATATTAAACAATTAGATTCTACAAGCAACACCCCTAGTTTTTTACCTACAATATCTTTTGAAGAATACACACAAAGGTATCGTGGACTTGATGACCAAGCTGATTCAGGCTCTGGTATATCTGCTCCTCAACGTATTTATCAAACATACGAAAGCAAGTTTGGTGTAACACCTGTACCAGACAACTCGTATGAAATAGAATACGTATACTGGAAGTTTCCAGCTGATCTTGTTCTTTTTAATGATACTTGTTTAATTCCAGATAGATTTAACCATGTGCTTGTTGATGGTGCAATGATGTACATGATGAGATTTAGATCTAATGATCAAAGTGCAGCTATTCACCAACAAAACTTTGATAACGGTATTCGTTCTATGAGACGTATACTTATGGATGACCCACTAGATATCAGATCTACAGTGGTTCAAAGAAATAAATCGTTTAGTAACACTATTAGTAGTATTGTCTAATGGCTGAAAATTTAGCATCCTTTAAAGTATTCTGCCAAGGCGGTCTAAACACTAGTCGTGATGTGCTGTCACAAGGTGAGACACAACCTGGTTCTGCAGTTGCTTTGATTAATTACGAACCTGCTGTTACTGGTGGTTATCGTAAGATCAACGGATTTAGTAACGACTACGGTATAGTTACAGGCACAGGTGATGTCTTAGGTGTTTGTGTAGCTAATGGTATCAACGATGGCATTCTAGCTTGCCGTGAACCTTCTAGTGGCTCTGACTACTTACACTACTGGGATACAGCTACAGAGGCTTGGGTTGCAGTAACTACTTCTGGTTCACCTACAATGACAGGTGTAACAAAGGTACGCTTCACTAAGTACAACTGGGGTAGCCCAAAGATACTTCTTACTGATGCTATTAATCCTGCAGCTACGTATGATGGTACTACTTACACACAGATCACACATGCTGATGCACCCAGCGCACCTAGATTGTCACACGTATTTAAGAACCACATGTTCCTAGCAGGTGATCCTAGTGAGAACACGAATCTTTATTTTAGTGCACCTTACGATGAGACTAGCTTTGCTCCTGCTGATGGTGCTGGTGTTATTAACGTAGGCTTTCCTGTTGTAGCTATCAAGTCTTTCCGTGATGTGTTGTACATCTTTGGTAGTAATAATATTCGTAAGCTTGTTGGTGATAACATCTCTAACTTTGTATTACAAGAAGTTACAGATGACCTTGGATGCCTAGCTACAGACAGCGTTATTGAGATCGGTGGTGACCTACTCTTCTTATCACAAGATGGCTTACGTCCTGTTAGTGGTACAGACAAGATTGGTGACGTTAACCTAGAGACAGTATCAAAAGACATTCAGTCTATCTTTACTGACATCGTGTTTGACATTGACCTAGAAAGTCTTAACGCAGTAGTCATCAGACAAAAGACACAGTTCCGTTATTTCTTTGGTGCAGCAGACTCTCAAGGTATTATTGGTGGTTTTAGACAGACACCTAATGGATTGCAGTTTGAATATAGCCAGATGCTAGGTATTACAGCTACTTGTGCTGACAGTGGTTATATAGGACAAAACGAATTTATTATACACGGTGATTCCACAGGTAAAGTTCATAGGCAAGAACGTGGCAATGACTTTGATGGTACAGACATATTCTCTGTATTTCAAACGCCATTCTTTCATATGCAAGACCCAGAACAACGTAAAGTGTTCTACACTGTAGCTACATACTTACGTGCTGAAGGTGACAACGAAATCGTTATGTCTGCTCTGTACGACTACGAAGACATTGACACACTAAGTCCAACAAACTTTACACTAACAACAACAGGTGCTGCAGCATACTATAATGAAGCTATATACAATAGCACAGCAATCTTTGATGGTAACCCTGCTCCAGTTAAGCGAACAAACATTTCAGGTTCAGGTAAGTCAGCATCATTCAAATTCGTAACTAATGATTCCAATGCATCACACAGTATTCAGGGTCTAGTGATTACATTCGGGGTAGGAGACAGGTTATAAAATGGCAGGTTATACAAGACAGTCCGTAGCTGACATTATCGCTAATGCGGTTATTAAAGCTGCACCAGTAAACGCAGAGTATAATGCAATACGGGATGCCTTTGCTTTCGTAGGTGGACACAAACACGATGGTAGTTCTACTGAAGGTGCTTACGTACCTTTGATTGCTGACGTTGATGCATTAAACAAAGTTGTAGTAGATACATCTAACAACCGTGTAAGTTTTTATTCTGAGGTAGGTGGTGCTGCAGTTGAGCAAGTCCGTATTCAAGACGGTGCTATTGTTCCTGTAACAGACAACGATATTGACCTTGGTTCATCTGGTCTAAAGTTTAAGAACTTATATGTAGATGGTATTGGTGAGATTGGTTCTGTTACCATTCTAGGTGGTACTATTGATAATGCTGTTATTGGTGGTACAACTCCTGCAGCAGGTACCTTTACATCTCTTACAGCTACAACTGCTGACATCAATGGCGGTACAATAGATAACTCTACAATAGGTGCTACTACCCCTGCCGCTGGTACATTTACATCTGTAACTGCTACAACAGTAGACATTGATGGTGGTACAATAGATGGTACAGTTATCGGTGGGACTACTCCTGCTGCTGCAGACTTTACCACTATGGATGCTTCAGGTAATGCTACAGTAGGTGGTACGTTTGCTGTAACAGGTACATCTACCTTTACAGGTACAGCAACTATTACTTCTGCTGATATTAACTCAGGTGCAGCAGACAATACAGTTATTGGTAACACTACACCTGTAGCTGGTACATTTACTACACTTGCAGCCAACACAAGTCTTACTGCTGCTACTGCTGATATTAACGGTGGGTCTATTGATGGTACAATCATTGGTGCATCTACACCTGCTGCAGCTACAGTAACTGACCTAACAGCTTCTGGTACATCTACTCTTACTACGGTAGACATTAATGGAGGTGCTATTGATGGTACTACTATTGGTGCTAGTAGTGCTGCTGCTGGTAGCTTTACAACAGTATCGACATCTGGACAGGCTACCTTGGCAACTGTTGATATTAATGGTGGGGCTATTGACGGTGCTATTATTGGTGCAACAAGTGCAGCAGCTATCACAGGCACAACGATTACAGGAACTAGTTTTGTCGGACCTGTCACAGGAAACGTTACAGGTAACCTTACAGGCAACGTAACTGGTGATCTGACAGGTGATGTAACAGGTAACATCACATCAAGTGGTTCATCTAGCTTCAACAACGTTACTATTGACGGTACGTTGAACATGAATGCTGGTACTACAGCTACCATCACTAACCTTACATCACCGACTAACACAAATGACGCAGCAACCAAAGGCTACGTAGATACAAGCATTGCTAACCTTGTAGACTCAGCCCCAGGTACACTAGACACACTAAACGAACTAGCTGCTGCTCTAGGTGATGACCCTAACTTCTCCACAACTATTACAACAAGCATAGCAACCAAGCTCCCACTAGCAGGTGGTACGATGACTGGTGCTATTGCTATGGGTACAAACAAGATCACTGGACTAGGTGATCCTACTGCAGCACAGGACGCAGTTACACAGAATTATGTAACAACTAACTTCCTAGACTTATCTGGTGGCACTATGACAGGTGCTATCGACATGGGTAGCTCTAAGGTTACAACTACATATGTTCCTACAAATGGCCCTGACTTAACAAACAAAACATACGTAGATGCTATATTAGGTTCAGCTACTGCTGCTGCTACCAGTGCAACTAATGCAGCTACATCAGAGACTAATGCTGCAACAAGTGAAACTAACGCAGCTAACTCAGCTACTGCAGCCGCTACATCTGCAACTAATGCTGCGGCTTCATATGATGACTTTGATGACAGATACTTAGGTGCT